GCAAAGGTGTTTCAAAAAGAGTTGGAAGAAGTCACTCGAGAGAAACACTACTCAAACAAAAAAGATTTGAAGTATGGACACATGGCTGACGGTTTATCTGTCCAGTCCACTAATGCGGACGGCAGAAAGAACGGTGTGGCAACCGTAGGCTGGAAGAATAATTACCACGCACAAAATGCCAGACGATTAAATGACGGTACGAAGAAATACCGTGCTGATCATTTCGTTACCAATGTCCAAAACGATAGCACTGTACAGAAAAAGGTGCTATTAGCAGAAAAAGAGGAATATGAAAAACTCATTCGAAGAAAAGGAGGGAAGTGATTAGGTGTTAGCAACCGTAAAACTAAAAGAGCTAATTGACGGCAAAGAATTTGGCGAAATAAGCGAAGTATATGCAAACAACTTGCCTAAAGAGCTCGAAGAAAACACCGATAAGACAATCGTGTTACTCACTGAAAGCAATCCATCCCTTGATTTGAGTGGGAATAATACCTTTTTCGGAAAAACGGATAGAGTAGAAGTCCAGATTTTTTACAAAGCAGATATTGATTTTGATATTGAAGCCTTTGAAATGAAATTGCTGAAATTCCTAAAATCTGAACACTACTCAATTACAGATATGAGAGAACATAGCATAGACCCCGATACATTACAAATCACGGCGGTCTTTTTTGTTGCTCTCGATAAGCTAATTTAACAAAGGAGAAATTACTATATGGCAATTGTAGGTTTGAAAATGGTCCGCCTTGCATTGGTTGACCCTAAAACCCAAAAACTACTTAAAGGGGCTGATGGCCTCTCAACAGAAGGCGTTATCGAAGTAGATTCAACTATGCTCGGTACTCGTACCGCTAACATCTCAAACTTGGAAGGTCAAGCGACTAAAGTACCAGGGAACAACTCAGTGCAAGACGTTATGATTGCACCAGGTTCCCCAACAGTCGCTTTCGACTTTAACAACCTTGATTTTGAAATCAAACAAAAAATGCTTGGTTTCAAACCAGACGGCAAAGGTGGTTATGTTATGGATGGTGAAAAGCCACACACGGCGGTATTGATTGAATCTGAAACGCTTGACCGCAAGCACTCAGTATTCTTTGGTTTCGCTAACGGAATCATGCAAGAATCAACTCAAAACGTTGCAACAGATACAGATACCGCTCAAACTCGACAAGATGACAACATGACATTCAATGCCTTGTCAGCGAATGCGTTTGGTGGTGAGCCTTACAAGAAATACTACACTGGTGCATCTAACTACGATAAAGCCAACATGTTCAAAGAAGTCTTCGGGGGCTATACCCTCCCTGCTGCATCAAATAGTATTTAATAATTCGCAAGAGGTCGGGCTCATGGCCTGACCTCTATTTTTGTTAAAAAGGAGTAAAGATAAAATGGAAATCAGAACTATTCAAATTCCGGAAATCAGCAAGAAAGCATTCAAAGTGACAACAAGCAACCGTAACGTCTTGCGTATGCACGAATATCAACTTGCCGTGCTTAAACTCAGTGACACTATGGAAGATAGCGACACACAAGAGCAAGCACAAGCAAGCTACACCGTTCTAAAAGAAATGCTTAGTTTTATCCGTGCTATTCTCAACTTGGATGATGAAGCCTATGATAAATTGCTTGATTTGGATAATGCCCGTACACAAGAAATCTCTGAAAAATTGGTAGGTTACATGTACGGGTTGACGGATGAGCAACTCGAAAATGCCGCTGGTGAAGTTGACCCAAAAGACTAAAGTCTAAAGGTGAACAGATTTTTGATTTAGAAAATCGCATTGAAGATTTGAAAATCATTGCTAAGAAATCAATCCAAGGTTTTGGGTGGACACTAGATCAGTATTACGACACTGATTACTATGAGCTAATGAAAATTTTGAATGCTAAAGAGGAAGAAGATAGAATGGTTGACCCAACATCTTTACTCTAATTTTTAAGGAAAGGAGGAAAAATATTACATGGCAAAAGTACAAGCTACCATGTCCACGGAAATCGCCTTGGATACCCTACAAGCTGCCAATTCGATTAAGCGATTAACTCAGTTAGTCAATAGCTCTACAAACGCATGGAAAGCACAAGAAAGCCAAATGCGCAGTGCTGGTGACTATTTGGGAGCAGCACAAGCTAAGTACGATGGTCTGGGCAATGCTATTCAAAACCAACAACATAAGATTGAGAAACTGAAACAAGAACAGTCTCAGCTTAAAGGAAGTACCGCTGAAACCGCTGAACAGTACCTTAAGTATCAGCAACAGATCGACCAAGCGACAACACGTTTGGCATCGTTGGAAAATCAACAACGGCAAGCTAAGAATAGCCTTGATTATCATAGGTCTGGGCTTGCTGAATTGCAAAAAGAGTACAAGCTACAAAATGAGTCGTCTGAAGCCTACGTCAAACGTTTGAAAGCCGAAGGCAAAGAGGATGAAGCTAGGCAAGAACAACTCAAGCAATACAAGGGTTCGATTACTAACTTAAACAAGCAGTACGAGACCCAAAAAGAAATGCTTGAGCGTGTGGCAAAACAATCTGGAAGAACAAGCGACGAATACCGCAAGCAAAAGCAACGTTTGGATGAAACTGCTACAAGTCTTGCACATACTCGCAATGCTGCCGATAAGTTGAATGATGAAATTGAACAAAGTCAACGGTCTAGCTCGCTTATCGGACGCTTGAAAGATAGTTTTAAGCGTTTAGGCAGTGAAGTTAGTGAGACTGAAACAAAAACCTCACGTTTGAAGGGTATCTTCGGAGCTACGTTTGCAGCTAATCTTATTAGCAACGGTTTCCAAAACGCATTGGGAGCCATCAAGGGTAAGTTTGACGAAATCGCACAGTCTAGTGCCGAATACGTTAAATACCAACAAACCATGAATGCCACTTGGTTAACCTTAACGGGTAACGCCGAAGAAGGCAAAAAGATGGTTGACATGACCAACCAAATGGCACAGGCAGCGGCTAACTCAACCGAAATGGTTGATGGCATGAACCAGAAATTCTATGCCGTTACCCACAACACCGAGTTGACCAAGCAACAAACACAAGCCATTCTTACCTTGCAAGATGCGTTTGGTCAGACCGATGCAGCCGTGGAAAACTTTGCTACTCAGTGGGCTCAAATGATTGCCAATGGTAAGGTTCAAGGGCAAGACATGATGTCTATTATCAATGTCTTCCCAGAAATGAAGAACCAACTGAAAGAAGTTGCCGCACAAGAATTGGGCATTGCAGACATGACCGCAGATAAATATGCGGAACTCCAAAAAGACGGTAAGATTACCGCTGAGATGGCACAGAAAGCCTTGTTCGAGTTGCAAGACAAGTACAAGGATGCGACGGCTAACTTCTCAACCACTATCGGCGGACTTGAAAGAACAATTCAGTCTCGTATGCCAGCGGTAGTTGCTGCTTTCCGTGACCCAATCGATAAAATGAAAAACCCATTTTTGCAACAGATTGGGGATTGGGTTGCTGACCCCAACACCGAGACTAAATTCAAGGATTTAGGGGAACATGTTTCCAAAGGTCTAGGCACTATCATGGATGCCTTTTCTAAAGTCTTTAATCTAGGTAGTGGTACCGACAAGCTCAATGGCTTCATGGACGGCCTTAACAAGGTCGTTGATAACGTTAGTAAAACCATTGCTAACAACGCCCCTAAGATTGTAGCTTTCTTCAAAGAAGTTAAAGATAGTTTAGGAGCAGTATTCAGCATCGGTAAAGATTTTGCTGGTGGTGTTTGGGAAGTTGCTATAGACATGATTAAAGGTGTCGCTGGTGCTTTCAACCTCATGACCGGCAATGGTAAGAAGGCTAAAGGGCCAGTCACATCACTATCTAAGGCATTAGGCGGCATCGCAGAACATAAAACGGCTATTAAAACGGTTGGTTCTTTGTTTGCTGCTTATTTTGTAGGTTCTAAGGTCGTTCTTGGAATAACGGCAGTAGTCAAAGGTATTCATGCTTGGCGAACAGCTGCAGTTGGAGCGACGGCGGCACAAAAGGCAATGAACTTAGCAATGGCTTCCAACCCGATTGGTTTGATAGTGGTTGCAGTAACTACGGCTATCACTGCCCTAGTGCTACTTTACAAGCACAACAAGAAATTCAAAGCCTTTGTTGACGGCATGTTCAG